GACTGCGAACGCCCCCGCCAAGCCGACCGCCACGTCGATCGTCGACCCCGGCTGATCAGACCTCGAGGTCCGGTTCCGGCGCCCACTCCGGGATCGGACCGCCCTGAGGCTCGACCAGGATCGGAGGCTGGTAGTCGCCGTCCTGGCGCTCCTGCATCCGCTCCTCGCGGTCGGTCAGGTCGTCAGCCACCGGGCACCACCTCTACGTCGATGTGGCGCACGCCCTGGGGGTCGCGGCCGTGGTCGGCCACCACGCGCAGGCGTTGCCCGCGGCCGATCAGGACCTCGGCTTCCAGCTGCATGCCGGAGGCCTCGACGGCGGGTGTGCCGGCCGGGGCGAGGATCCGCATCACCATCGGCGCCGAGGCGCTGCTGCTGGCGAAGGCGCGGGCCTTGGCCTCCCGCGCGGTGGTGGAGACGTAAGCCTCCTCGTGCCACTCCAGGCCGGTCAAGTCACCGTTCAGGCGAGCACCGAACATCTGCGAGGCATCGAGGACGCCGCGGTGCACAGCGATATCCACAGCCAGTGGAGAGGCGGCCATGGCCTCGTCGATTCGGGCGATGACCGGCTCTACGTCGCTGGCCTCGTAGCCGTACGGCATGCGGGTGCCGCGCAGGTGCGCGTTGATCGCCCCGTACTCCTGGCCGGTGTACGTGTTGACCGCACGCAAGCTGTCGCTGTGCTCGTCGGGTCGTGGCCGGCGGGAGACGCCGAGGGCGGGGGCGTCGAGGGCGTCCTGGCCGGTGGCCGCCGCAGCGATGCGCTCCCCGTACGGGATGGGCGCCGGAGCCGGGACGGGCGTCGGCGCCGCGGTGTTCGTGGCCTGCCGCTGGCGGGGTAGGTTGCCGGCGCCGATCTGCTCCCGGTACGACAGGCGCTTGAGCGCCGGGTTGTTCGCGAGGTGCTGGCGCATGGCGTTCTGCCACTTCCGCACGCGGGCTTTCGCGCCAGCTCGCGCCTCCGGCGTCAGCGCCGCGGCCTCCCGCTCCTTCCACCTGCGGATGTTCCGCTCGATGGCCCGCTGGCGCTGCCGGGCGAGGTCGCCCTCAGGGTCGGCGGTCGGCTGGGGCGGGAGTTTGGTCACGCCAGGCAGGTACGCGCGGGCGGAGTGCCGACAGTTCGGGTGAAACAGCCCAGCAGCGCGGGCCGCTTCCAACGTGGCCTTCACGTAGATCTCGATCGGTTCACCGGTGATCTGGTGCGGAACCTTGATCCAGCCGGTGGGTCCAGCACCGATACGAAGGATCTGGCCTTCGTACGGCCGGCACCGCTCGCACTCCTGGGCGGCGTTGGAGATGACGACCAGGTCCAGGCCGAGGCGCTGCTGCCGGTCGGTCTGGCCTTGCACAGCGGCGCGGGCAGTGACGGTGCGCAAGGCCATCTCGACGTAGGAGGTGAGCCGCCAGCGGCGCCCACTGACGTCGCGGAAGCTGGTGAGGCCGCGGTCGACGAACCGCGCCCAGGCCATCTGGCTCGCCTCGCGGCGGGTGATGCCGCCGGCCACGGATGCCGCGGTGGCCTGGGCGATGACCCGCCGGTAGGCGTCGAGGACGTCCCGGAGGACGTTCTGCGAGCGCTCGCCGATTTCCTTGACCAGCGCGGCCGCCAGGTTCTGGATCACCGCTGCGCGCGGCACCTCGCCGAGCACGGCGGGCGCCCGGGCGGCGTCCGGGTCCCGGGGCAGCAGCCGGGCGGGGATGCCGAACAGCGCCGAAGCTGAGCCGGCCCGGTAGGCGGCGGCCAGGGCGGTCCGAATCGCGGCCGCACCAGCGCGCAGTGCCACCGCCAGGATCCGCTCCACGCTGGTCCGCAGCGTGGACAGCGCACCGAGCCGGCGCACGGCCCAGTCGGGGGCGTCGAGGCCCTCGGCGAGGCGGCGGGTGACCTGCTCCAGCACTGCGGATTCGGCGACGCGGTACAGGTCGACGGTCTCGCGGACGATCTCCTCGATCTGCTCCGGGTCGACCGCCATCGCCTACTCCTCGGGGTCGTCCTCCGCAGGCTTGTCGTCCTCGTCCTGGTCCTCGTCACCGGGCGGCCCGTTGCCCGCATGGCCACCAAGTTCGGCCTCGACGCTGATGGCCGACCGCTCGTCCTCCCGGATCCGGGCGACCTCCTCCTTGACCTGGGTGTCATCCCAATCCGGGTGCACCATCCGGACCGCGGTCTCGGTGGAGATGGCGCCGGCGGCGTCGAGGAGTTGGATGACGCGGGCCACCGTCTCCGGCCCTTCCTGGACGGAGTCGCCGAATTCGACGTTCGGCTTCTCCGGCTCGGCCTCGCCGAGGCTCCAAACGCGTTCGTACTCCAGCAGGAGTTCCACGGCGTCGCGGATGCCGGGCTTGTAGGCGCCGGTGATCCGGTTGCCGCGGGTGGTAAAGCTCATCCGCTCGCGGGCCTGGACCTCGGTGGCGGTCTGGGCGGAGACCCCGTCGTCCCCGCCCAGAGTCTGCTGCGACAGCCCGGCATGCCGGAGCGCCTGCTCGACGAGGTCATCGGCAGTGCCGCGGTGCTCTTCGACGCGAATGGCGAACTGGCTGGCGGTGATGCCGGCGTTCTGGTCGGGCAGCGCCGAGACGGCAGCCCACACCTCGCGGTCAGCGTCGAACGTCGCACCGGCGCCGCGGCCTTGGGACTGGAGCATGTACTCCGGCACCACCAGGCGGCCTTTGGCGAGCCGGACGTCCCGCATCCAGGAGGTCCAGGTCTCGTCGAGGGCGTCGAACACGGGCTCGTTGCCGTCGAAGTCGCTGCGGCCCAGGTACTTGAGCCCGGCGATGGTGCGCCACTGTCGCTGTGGCCCAGCGTTCGGGATCCGCACCACGTCGAGCCGGGACAGCCCGGTCGGCTCGACGCCATCGGAGTCGAGCAGGTCCGCCAGGTGCGCGGACGCCGTGTACTCGGTGAGCGGGACCGGCTGGCCGAGCTTGTCGACGGTGCCCTCGTAGACGGCGTGCACGATTCGGCCAGCGCCGTTGACCACCTCGTGGTGTTCGAGCAAGCGCACGACTTTGGAGCCGTCGCTGGCCAGGATGGACCAGAACGTCACCTCGATCAGGCGGCCCCAGCGGAGGAGTGGGATGGCGCCGTCGGCGTGCACGGTCGTCAGGAACGCCCGGTCCTTGTAGATCGCGGGGTCGCGAACGGGCCGGAGGTAGACGTCGCCGAGCGCCGAGGCGGCCTCAGCGGCGTGGAGCAGCAGGGTGTGGAGGCCGTCCTCCTCCAACTGCTTCAGCCTGGCCTGCACCTGCTTGTTCTCGCTGGTGATCGCCGGGGGCTCGGAGAAGATCAGGTCCGCAGCGGTGCGCGCCAGATCCGCAGGCAGCGGGATGTGGATCCGGCCGTCCCGGGCGCCGGCCGGGGGCGGGCTGCCCCACAACCAGCGGGAGATGGTGCCGACGAGGCCGCCGCCGTACTGCGAGGCCCGAACGCGCTGGGAGGGCGGAAGGGACTGGCCGGAGGCGTCGCGGTGCGCGTAGACGGACCGGAGCTTGGCGGCGGATCCGTCGTACCAGGCGTCGTAATCGCGGTACGCGGCGTAGGCGGGGGCGTACTCCGGGGGTGGCCAGTTGCCGCCGGTGGGGATCGGCACGCTGGCCTCCTTCGGGTGATGCGCGGGATGCGCCGTGGGGCACGCGGCGCGGCCGCACATAAGAGCTGGCAGCGGCTACAACCGGACGCCGCACAGCGGGTCGTGCGGCCGGGTGTAGCCGTTGTCGCGCGGCGTGAGAGCGGCCGGGATGTCGAGGCGTTGGCGGATACGCAGTACCGAACGGCGACGGATCCCGAGCCGGGCCGCAATCTGTCCATCTGAGTAGCCAAGCCGGGCCAATCGCCGGGTCGCCTCACCGGCATCAGCGGGGCGGATTGCCTCGCTGAGGCGTCGTTCGGCGACAAGCCGGCCGACCACAACCTCGTCGAAGGCCGTGTAGTCGACAGGCTTATTCACTCGGTCTGGCGGGCGATGGCGGCGTTGCCCCAGAACATGACCTCTTCCAACTTGGTCATGACGACGGCCTTCTCACGACCTTCGGGGAGGTGCTTGTTCAGCGCGTTGGCGAGGTTGCCCGCCAGTTCGCGGACGAGTTCGTGGTCGGCTTTGCGATCGGCGGTGGTGGCCGGGTGGAAGGCGAACCGGCTGGCGATCTCAGACGAGTCCACGAAGGCTCCTGTTCAGCGTCCTGAGGTCGATGCCGGCCTTCTTGGCCAGCTTCTTGACCCCGGTGGTCGGGTATCGGCGGTGGCCGCCCGGCGTGACCACGGCGGACAGCCGGTTCTCCTGGTGCCACCGCCACACGGTCCTCACGTCGACGCCGAACACGCGGGCGACTTCGCCTGGAGTCATGAGTGCGGGTGCGGTCATGGTGGCTCGGGGCATCGGGGGCTCCTCAGGTCAGGCGGCGGCAAGCACGCCCGGCATCTCACGCAGCAGAGGCCGCCACAACACCTCAGGCGTCTTGATCGCGTACCGGCCGGCGTCCATCGAGTGATCCATCAACTTGATCGGCTTGTCCTCGCCTTTGAGGGCCGCGTCCGGGTCCCACACGTAGCCGGGGCACTCCTGGATCCAGCCCTCGCAGGATTCGTGCACTCGGAGGAGGCCTTCGGCGAGGAGTGAGGCGACGAGGCGGATGCCGTCCTCGACGGCGTTGTCGGCGTTCGTCGGGGTGAGGCCGTCGTTGAACAACTGCCTGGTGAACGAGGCGGCGGATGGGTCGACGCACACCCAGTCAGGCCAGATCCGCAGCTCCTCCAGCCACTCCCGCAACCGGGCCGAGTACTGGGCATCGGTGAGCTGCCGCATCTTCTTCTTGCTGTCCCACCGCCACTCACGAGCCAGGTAGAGCAGGCCGTCGTCGCCGACGCCCAGGAGCAGGCCGGCGAACGGGTTCACCGTGCCGTAGTCCACCCCGAGCGACACCCAGCGGCGGATCGGGGGCAGCGTCTTCACGACGTGCACCGCGGGATCCCACGACTCGTAGATCGCGCCTTCGGCCATCACCCACAGGCCCAGGATGTTCCGCTTGAAGTACAACCCCTTGTACTGCCGGTGATACCTGTCCTTGACCTTCTGCGACAGGACTGGGTTGTCGTCGAGCAGGAACTTCAGCACGTACCAGTCGCCGGCCAGCTCGCCGCCCGGGACGGCGCGATCGATGCCGTCGGTTTTCAACCAGTGCATCGGGTTGTCGGGGTTGGTGTTCCCGAAGATCTGGGAGCCATCGACGGAGCAGCGGCCGAGAAGCTGCTCGTGGAACGGTTGCTGCATCAGTGACCACTCGTCGACGTAGGCGCCGCGGCAGGTCATACCGCGGAGGCGCTCCTCGGCTCGGGCATCGTTGAAGGTGATGACCTCGACGGTCTCGCCGAGGATCTTCGCCGTCGATGCGCCGCGGGTGTACGAGGTGGCCTTCGCCAGCGGCCCGAACAGCCTGGGGTCCCGCAGCGGGTTGAAGATGTTGCGGACCGCGGTGTCGTACGTCTTCGCCGTGACCAGCAGATCCCCTGTGGTGGGGGTCTTGGGGTCGGCGATGAACATCAGCCAGCGCAGCAGCCCCGACGCGGTTTTCCCGGACCGGATGGCGCCCTCGGCGAGGTTGACGAACCGGTCCGACTCGACGAGGTACTGGATCTGCTTCTCGGAGACTGGCAGGTCCCGAAGGTCGATCACTGGTTGCGGGGTGCGCCGAATGCCTGGACGAGCCTGTCGCGCAGGTCCGTCAGCATGCTCTTCTCGCCCTCGTCGCCGGTGGCCTTGTCGTATTCGGCGAGCTTGAGTGCGGTGTCGGCGAGGGCTTTGACCGCGGTGGCGATGTCGCGCTTGTCGCGGAACGGCGGCTCCTCGTGGGTCCGCTCGTTGTAGTCGTTCTCGGCCCCACCGAAGTTGTAGACCCTGGCCGGGGTGAACATCTGCTCCATGAGGCGCTGGGCGCCGGCAAGTGTTTCGTCCTGGAGCTTGGCGCGCCGGTGGGCGGCGTCGGCGACCTTTGCGGCGACGGCTTCGGCGACCAGGTGCCGGTCGAAGGACAGCCCGGCTTCGGCGCAGACCTTGGAGACGGTGGCTTGTGATCGCTTGGCGATCTTGGCGATCTTGTTGCGGGAGAGGCCTTCGGCGTGGAGGGAGATGATCTGGGCGCGGTCTTCGTCGGTGATCGGGCTCCAGGGTCCTCTGGCGGGCATGATGGCCTCCCGGGGTGCGGGCCGGGCCTTGCCGGCGTCGCGCGCACCGGGCCTTGCCGGTGGCGTGGGGTGGTGCCCGCGGGGCCGGGCCGGGTGTGTAGGCCGGCGCTGTCCGGACACTGCATCAGCGTTTCCGGCCCCGCGGGTGCTGGTGGTGCAGGGTGGCGCCCGGTCCTGACCCCCTCGCCGACGGAGCGGGCGCCTACCCTGTGCCGTCTCGCCCGCAGCCCCGCAGCCTTGGAGACGGCAGCAGCCCACCGCGCGCGACGCGATGGGCTGCCAAGATCTGGAGAATGACCGTTTTCGGGCAGGAGTCGTCTACTGCGTTTAAGCGGTCAACGCGATGGTAGCGCGTGATCGCCCGATGTCACGTGTCCGTGTTTCCTCGTCCTCCGCAGCGGTGAGCGGGTAGACGCGGATGCCGCGGCCGGGGCCGGGGAGGAGGGCGCTGGGGATGCGCTTGCGGCGGTGCCAGGAGCGCACGGTGTCCGGGCGGATGTGGGCGCCGAGCT